AACCTTTCAACAATCTGAAAATAGCCCATGGTGCCGAGTGCCACGATAATTATTAGACTAGCAACCGTCTTCATAGGCATCTGCACGGCGGCAGATTCAGATATTGTTAAAGGTTTCTTACTCATGTTTTGGTTTTGGTAGAGGGATTATAATATCTTTTGGATCAACTTTCAACGGCTGTGGTGGCCGTACAAAAACTGCCAATAAACATAACAAAATTATAAGTATTGCTGTGAACCTGTAGTCCATAACAACCTCCAATCATTAGTCTTTAACCCAAAACCAACTTTTGATTTTTTTCCAAATTTTTTTAATCATATTTTCCTCCACTAATTTTATAGTTTCCCATACACAGTCGCAAAAACTACATTTAGCAACTCCTCTGTGTCTATGTCCGCAGTCCATGCATATTCCATTTACTACATTAATCATTTTTCTTTTCCTCCATCTCATAAAAGAAATTATCAGTGTCTTCTGTTTTCCACTTACCAGTATCTTCTACGTTCCATTCATTAGTTTGGACTTTCCAATCAGGAACAGTATCTTTAACTGTAAATGATGGTAAATCCCAAATACATCTATTGTTTGGTTGTGCTGCAAAATTGCCATCGTCTAATGCAATTATGTGTGCGCACTTATGTTCGTGCGGGATCTCAGAATGATCAGTGTCAACAATGTTACTCTCTGGATGAGCAAAGTCAATAGTAAATAAATATTTACCAGTATGCCATTTTTTATCTTTGCCTATATATTTGCCTGCTTGGCCATCTAGAATATCATAACTAGTAACAGCAGGATAATAACTAAAAGAATTCCAAAGCTCCAATTCATCAATTCTCTTACGTGGAACAGCTGCGGGTTCATAACCACGTTGAATAAAAGCCGTAATTGGGAGACGATAAAAGATTGCGCCGTTTTCCATAATAGCATGCCATAAGATAGCACGACCTGACATACAGCTAATACCAAAGATAATACAGTCTTCAACTTCTCCATGATGTTTTTTAAGATCATATAAATATTCTCTCCTTATCTGTGCATATTGCACGGGTATGTTTGCATTTAAATAAGCCATATTTAACCATTAATATCTCCCCAAGTTTTGCCCTTTTCATAATCAACTTTGTTGGGGACTTCCAAAGTTACAGCGTTCTCCATAACTTCAACTATTTGTTTTGCATGTTCATCATCTCGAACACTTACACATAGTTCGTCATGAATTTGTATGTGAGCCACTATACCAGATTTATATAAATCTAACATTGCTTTTTTTGTCATATCAGCAGCTGATCCTTGTATTAATTTATTTAATGCTTTGTAAGTATATGCTCTTCTAATTCCTGGTCCGTGTTCCTGGAGTGCTTCTTCGTGAGGCAATGCTTTATACATACCGAATTGATTTGGCTCCCACAAATGAAACCTACACAATCGTCCCAGTAGAGTTCGAATTTGTCCACGCTCCTGGGCACGATTGGAAGCACTATTCATTAACTGCTTAACAAAGGGAACTTTAGCGTGGTATTGATCGAACAATTCTGCGGCCTTATCTTTTGATACTCCTAATTCTGCTTGTAGCTTTGCTTTACCCATACCATAAAATAAACCTAGATTAATTACCTTAGCTTGAGATCTAGGTATTTTTGCCATATCTGCTACGACTTGATGAAAGTCTGTAGAAATATCATTTTCATAATTATCTATTACATCATTAACTGACGGAAATTTGTGTAAAGCTGCATAATGCACTACCAGCCTAGGCTCTTGCTGAGAATAGTCAAAACAACCCCATGTATGGCCTTCCTCCGGTATAAATATAGACCTAATCATAGGTCCAAGATCCTTATTTCTAGCAGGAAGTTGTTGTAAATTAGGGTTTGAATACGAGAATCTACCAGTCACAGTTCCGCCATAATCCGACCTTATTTGATTTATGTCTGCATGGATCCTGCCTTTATGTTCATGTTTAATTATGGTATCAATAAAAGTAGTATGAGCCTTATTAACTTCTCGAGCTTGAGCAATCATTCTAACCACAGGATGGCTATGATTAGAAATAAAATTTTTTGTAAAGGATGGAGCTTGTGATTTCGCAGTTCGTTCGTATGGTAACCCAAGTTTATCAAAAACTTTCGCAACACTTCTTGCAGCCATTAACTGAACGTCTATTTGCGTTTCTTTTTTTATTTTGTGCAGGAGCTCTTCTTCTTGCAATGTTAACTGCTGCTTTAATTTATGAGCTCGTTGAGCGTCTACTCGGACTCCAAGGAAACGCATGTCTACCAAACAAGGAAAAAGATCAGTTTCCAATTCAAAAATAGATTCAACATCTTGATGTACTAATTCTTTTTTAAATATCTGCCACAACTCTAATGTAAGCTCTGCATCTTTTTCTGCATAAGATCCAACATACATTGCTGGCAGTTGCCACATATCTGCTTTAGGATCTAATCCTCTAGACTTTGCTTCTTCATTTAACGCGGTTTCATTTTTACCATGACCTAAATAATCCCAAGACAAACTATTTAAATCAAATCTAAATCTGTTTTCATCAATTAATGATGCAGCAATCATAGTATCTACTATCTGTCCATTTATTTTAAGACCCATAGATTTAATCCAGCATACGTCATACATTGCATTGTGAAATACTTTTATGGCATCAGATTCACAAATATCTTTAAACCACTCTAAAGTTTTTTTACGGTCCATGTTTGGCCCTGATCCATGAGCAATTGGAAAATAAAATTTACGACCTGGTACAGCAACAGCTATACCTACAACTTCCCCATTACCAATAATAGATCCGGATCCTTTAGATTTTAAATCAGGATCTCTAGTTTCTAAGTCAATCGCAATCTCTTCGTATTTTCTTAGATCAGGATATTCCTCTGGTTCATTCCATTCTGTTTGCGCTTCAAATAAAGGTACTTTCATTTCTTTTTTGTATCTCTTATCTTTAACATTTCTAATTGACAATAATGAACTATTTTTTTAAGATCTTCAATTCCACCTTTTCGTTGATAACGACAAACGTATTTAATTACGTTGCCTTGAAAAAACGAAAGATCATTTTTAGAAATAAACTCATAAGGCTGAATCGGAAACTTTGTATAGTGATTCCCGCCGACCTGAGTGTATTGTGGAAATGATTCTTTAAATATATCTGAATTTGTCATAGTTGATATCCCTTCCTTTCAATTTTTGCTCTCATTAAATATAAGTTTCTTTTAGCTCTCGTGCAACCTACATACCATACTCTATGCTCTTCGTCACGCTTTATTACACTTTTTATGGTAGCTTCCCTTATTTTTTTAGCGTTATCTAATACTAAAACTACATTCTCACATTCTCCACCTTTTGCTGCATGAATTGTAGATACTTTGATTCGTGCTTCCTCACTTAATTTTTCTTTATTTGACAACATAAGTCTTATGTAAATTTTATCTTCAGCTGGTGCATTGTCAAAACATTCAAACCATTTTAAATCTTTTTTAAGTTCTCTGTTACCCATGTATTCTTTAATATCTTCCAATGCTGTATCTGATACTGTTTCTCCATTTAACCATTTACTATGATTAATAATAGCTTTGTATAATTTTGTGTTGTAACTTTTTTGATGTTTGTTTTCATAATATAAACCTTTGACTTTTAACAAATTACAAATTTCTTTTGACCTGGATATAGTCCTGGTTAAGATTAACCAATCCTGACTAAATAAATCAAGATTTTCTAAGCTATTGATTTTACTACATAAACCTTCTTCATTTCTTGGTAGATAATTTTTATCTGCTCTAAGTCCTTCAATCCTTGCGGTAATGACTTCTGATATATCTTGAACAGCTTTAGGTATTCTACGTGATTTAGATAATACTTTTTCTACAGCTTCTTCTTGTATGAATCTATCTACATCTGCACCGGCCCAACCATAAATAGCTTGATCATCATCTCCAGCTAAATAAACTTTTTTAGATTTAGATTTTAATATGTCATATAGTTTCCATTGTATTGGTGATAAGTCTTGAGCTTCATCAATAAATACTACATCAAAGTCAGGAATTTTATCTGGTTGTTTTACAATGTCATGTATCATATCCGTGAAATCAACTAAATTATTTACATCAGGATGTTTATAGTTGTTATAATTTGCCTCTATGTGTTTCAATAAATCAGGGTCTACATTAGTAGAATGTTCAGCTGTGCAATATTCATCCCATACCGGTATATCTTTTTCTTTTGCTTTTAAAATAATTTGAAAGTATTCATTATCACAAGTTAAATAAGGAGAAGCATCCATATCTTTTTTTGCATTAACTCTTACACTAAGCTCTTTACCAAGATCATTATAATGATAATCTTGCATTACATTTTCTTCTCTAAGACCTAAACTATGAAAAGCTAAAGAATGTAGTGTTTGAAAATATTTTAATTGCTTCTTTTTATATTGTGGATTTTTTTTAAGCATCCTATCTTTTGCTTCGTTAGCAGCTTTACGAGTAAATGCAAAGTATCCAATTTTATTTACAGGAGTGCCCACTCTAATGTAAGCCATAGCCCTCCTAATTAGTTTTTCAGTTTTACCTGTACCTGGTGGTCCGTATATTTTAGTTACTTTTTTCATCAGTCGGTGCAAAGGTATCAACAAACTTTCCAGAAAAATTAAATGTACCATGATGTCCAACTTCACAATGTACTAATGCATGAAGTTTAAATCCTGTTTGTCTTGCTAAACTACAAAAAGAAACATCTTCTCCATACCAAGCACCTTCTTTTGAATCAAAAGTATTTTCCCAAAAATTATATAAATATTTTTTTTGTTCATCAGAAATTCCTGAAGCATATTTAATTTTTAATTGTGGATAATTCTTTATTAATTTTTCATAAACCGATCTATGTATTAAAGTAAGTCCTGCTGGTCCTCCGATAATTTCCGTGATCCCTGATTTATCAATATTGATATTTTTGTAATCAGGAAAAGCTACAGAATAAGACACAGAATTATCATGAGTCTTTTTTCTATAAGGCGCACAGATAAAATCTTTTTGAGCCATGATCATTGATCCAATAACTTCTGGTTCAAAACTTACATCAGCATCAACAAATAATTGATAATCATAATTAGACTCTAAAAATATAGCCGATAATATATTTCGTGAATAACCAACATAAGGTGATTTAAATGTAGATATGTTTGTTTTAATTTTAGCAGCTGTAAACTTATCAAATAATTTTAGTAAACTTAAACAAGTTGGCACTTGCATTGTATCGTAGCAAGGCATCGTAACGTGTACTGTAGGTATCTTTTTTTCCGTCATAGTATATCCTTTTTGCTTTTCATTGGTATTATTTCAACAGGGTTTTCCTCTCTTTCAAAATGCGTCATTGATATTTTAACACATCTTACTGGGTTATGTGATTTTTTTTCTGTCTCTTTTTTAGGATATCGTTTAAGACTCCGTAGTTCTGCTCCAAAAAAATCCATCATCATTTGACCTGTCCTATCAATTTTAGATTTCCATTCTTTATTTTTTAAAAAATTATAGAAAGGATCAAATACAAAATAAGCAAAACCATCATCAATTAATGTGCTACCACTTCTAAAAGAGGCATCACTGACTGCGGGTACACCATGGATATAATCATCTAAATGTTTATGAAGTATTTCTTTTGGTGATGTACCTGGAGGAGCTTTTTCTGTTTTCATTCCTTGCCATAGGTTATCTAAAATATTTTGCATGTCATCACCTTTGATTCGTGGTGGTGGAATCGGTGTGTGAGCTCCAATTAAACGTCTAAGTTTTTCTTGGTCCATGATGTAATTAATATCTCTAGCGATTATTTGTTGTGTAGTTTCACCTTCTACTTTGTCATTGTAATGCACAGTAAATCTAAATTCTGGTTCAGGAGAATAATCTATTTTAATTAACGCTGACAATGCAGGAAACTTTTTGACTTTATCTGATGCTACTCCAAACTTTCTTTTTAAACATTCTGATTTAACACACATACTGATAATAGGTTCTTCTGAACAAGTGTGGCCTGCCGTATCTTTTTTATATGCTTTAATTTTTTGTTTTACTTTTTCATCTCCCCAAATGTTATCGTAAACAATATAGTTTCTCGCACCCTCTAAAAGTTTTTCTTCCCAGTTGTCCGGATATTTCTTTTTAGCAAACACCATATAGTTATAAATAAATCTATCTCTATAATCATCTAATTTAGATTTAGATAATCTTTGTAAACACACTGGACCATCTGCAAATTCATCTGCACCACCTGTTAATTCAAGTCTCATAAGTTCTGTTGCAAATTCTTCTAGATCTTCTTTAGTTTTTGTGTTAGCCTCGACGACTTTTATAAATTGATCAAAGGTAAACTCAGTTCCATCTAAATTAACTCCTACTCTTTCATTACGATTGTAATAAGGTAAGTTTATAAAGTTACCGTTTATAGGTTTACTATCAGATCCAATACCTAATTGAGTTTGTTTTGGAAATATTTCTGTTGAAGCTTTAAGATCAAATGTAAATAATAATTTATCTAAAAAATTTCTAACAAAACTTGCTTTGACTGGTTCTTTAAAAAAAACATAAATGTGCAGTCCACCACTTTTAGATTTAACTGGGACTACTGGAATATTTTTTTTATCTATTATTTCTAAATACTTTCTTAAATCAAAATTATCGTATTCATCGGAATCTATATCTATGGCTCCAAACTTTGCTAAACCATCATCATCACAAGGTTGTATGCCTATAGATTTTTTACCCGAAAGATGATCTAAATAATCTGATTCTAACAATTCTTTTGCTGCCCATCCATACTTTAATTTAAGTTTACCTGTAGCTGGATCTTTGTATGCAGAATTTATATCTGCATAACCATAGTCTCTTTTAAGACCTGTAAATATATCTATAAATTTTTCTTCCATCTTTATATTTTTAAGGGTGGCTCCACTCTCGCTTCACCACCCTAGTTGCAACAATTCCTTTTAAGGAATTCTAGTAGTGAGCTGACCCATCAGTTGCTTTAGCAGTATCATCTTCACCATGTTTAACTTGAACATCTCCTTTAGAAATGCTTTCAGAAAAACTTCTAGCTTGTTGATACAACGCAGCATCCTCAATTGGACCTGTTTTGCTCACTTCCCAACCAAACCATGTACCTTTGTCATTAGACTGTTGTACGGTTTTTAGTTGATAAAGATGGCTAAAAGATGCGGGAGTAAACAATCCGTTCTTTCCCTGCAGTTTTATACTTTGCATCATGCTATTCCATTTTCTACTAATTTTTAATTGAGTAGATTTCATAGCAATCAATGCC